GCAGGCCACGCCAAGGCGCGATGCCCCGAGGTACTGGCGCTCGGACTGACGGGCGCGAACCTGCTGCATCCCGGCATCGACCAGGGCGGTGACTTGGCCGGAGAGGCTCGATGAGGAGTTGAAGTCCATCATGGCTTCCCTCCCTGCGGCTCTTCCCACGGCAGGTCATCCTTCAAGTCGGCGAACGGATCGCGGACAACCTTGGCTGCCGGCACGCCGCGCAGCGGCGGCGTGCTTACCCGTTCGTGATGCTCGGTCAGCGCCTCGGTGTAGCGCGTGACGATGGCATCGATCACCGTCATCGCCTCCGCTTCCGAATACGTCCCGAGAGGCTTGTCGAAGCCGATCTGCCCGGCTACCGTGCCGAAGGCCTTGAGGCAATCGCGCATCGCCGCGCGCTCGATTTCGCTGGCATCAATCATCAGAGTCTCCCCGCGCTCCTCGGCCGCCACTTGCCGGCCATAGAGCGCATGAAAGATGTCCTGGCAGCGACGGCTGCAGAACACCCAGTCGAGGGGATAACGCCGTGGGTCGGCGATCTTGAAGCGACCATCCGAATGACCGAACCCCCGCGCCTGTCGTTGGCATACCCAGCATTTGCCGCTCATGCATGGCAGCCTCCCGGCTGCACGCCCTGCCGGGGACGGACTACGTGCCCGGCGCAGCAAGCATTAAGATCGACGTAGTCGTTGCGGATAGCGGTCGCGCCGATCCTCTCTCCCTTCGGATGGCGGCAGCGGGCGATGCGCAGGCCGCCGATGTCGCTGGCGCTCGACCGGTCGAGATGGCGGCAATTGCCGCAGCGTTTTCCTGTCATGACCGGCCTCCTCACTGCGCCCAGGCGGGCTTGCCGGAAACGGGCGGACGCTGCGTGTTCGCCTGTTGAGGTGCGGCTGGCGCAGGGGCTCCGGTACTGCCACCGCCGGTCGGTGCCTTGGAAACCATGCCCATCAATGCCGCGTAGTCCTTGTGGTCAGGCTCGATAGCGAGCTTCACCACGTTGCGGTCCTCGCCCTTGGCATCCTTCTCGACGTCGACGCGGGCCAGGAACTCGATGCCGTCCAGTTCGTGGAAACCCTGGATGCGCCGGGCGGACGCAGCTTGCGGGCCGTTGTCCTGGGGATGGATGTTGCGGGCGGAATTGAGGATGCCCCGGATCATGCTGCGGCCCATCTGGCCCCAGGTCGGCCCCTTCCGTGACTGCAGGCCGATGTTCGACCACATCTTGCGTTTGGCGAACGGCCCTTCCAATACGACAAACTCGCAGGCGAGATAGACGCTGCCGGTGTCGAAACTCTCCGTGGCATAGCCCCCTGCCCAGCCTTGGGCGGGATCGTCATGGCCACCCGGCTTGATGGTCATACGCACCTTGACGATGGTGCCCTTCGGGATGAGATCGAAGCCCTGCTGCTGTTCGGCATCGTTGAAGTCGTTCCATGCACTGGTGTTCATTTGCTGCTCCTTGTCTTGGTTTTCTTGCTGGTGGTGATATCCAGCGATTGGCTGATCTTTGTGGCGGTGGCCTGAAGGGCGGCAACATCCTTCTTCAGTTGCAGGACGCGCTGCTCCAGTTCGCCGTAGTGGTGGCGCAACCAGGTGTTCTCAGCACTGATGCGCTTGATCGTGGCCTTGACGCCTTCGTCATAGCGCTCGAACTCGACGAGCGAGATGGTTTCGCGGGTCACGATGTCACCCCCAGGCATTTGCGGATGAGCTTGCCCAGATCAGGTTCCTCGATGGCATCCAGCCGGCCGCTGCGGTCCTTGCTCGGAAAACCGTAGGGGTTGTCCGCGCGGGTGACGAAGGCCCGGTACGGCGTGCCGTCATCGGCCTTGAGGACGGCCAGCGTGATGACTTCATCCAGCACCCCCGGCAGCTCGAGCGCGGTCTTGCTGCCCTCCAACTGCAACTGGGTGTAGCGCCGGTTGAAGTCGTCAACCTTCTCCTCGAGGATGGCGACGTAGATCACATGCTTGTCGCGCACATGCTGCAGGTGCGTGAGCGCCGCGATCATTTCCTGACCGAGCAATCCATAGGCACCCCGGTTGTCGGGCTTGCCGGTTTTCTCGGAAAACGCCTGCGGCTGGGTCTTGCACCAGGCCAGACAGAGGCGGGAGAGCACCGTGAGGCTGTCGACGAAGTAGTACTCGTACTTCGTCAGTTGTGCCGGGTCGCCATAGTTCTCGCAGACATGCCGGAAGTGCGCTTCGGAGAACGCCTGATCCGCAGTGGCGGTCGGCATCGGACCGGCGAGAAAGACGACCAGATCGCGAAACTCGGTCCACGTCCTGGGTCGCACCGTGTCGCCGGGCCAGTCCTTGACGGACAGGTCGCCGGCCTCGAGGTCGACGAACAGCGTCGACTCCGGCGGCAGGTGCCGCAACTGGGTGGTCTTGCCGACTCCCGGTTGACCGACCAGGCCGATCTTGGCCGAGTGGCGCTCGCGCATTCGCGCTTCGGCGGAGATGATGGGAAGTGCCATCACGCCACCTCCTTCAGCCGGTCGGCCACGTCGAGTTTCCAGAGAATCTGGTAGCCGGAATGGCCGTTTCTAGAAAATGGCAGAGCCTCGCCCCAGGTACGCCCGACCTCCGTCAGTTCCCACTCGTCGCGTTCGTTGCGGTACTGATAGCCGAGATCGGCGAGACGACGATTGACCTGCTTGGCCGAAAGTCCGACGTGCTCGCCGAGTTTGGTCGGATTGACCGCCGCCAGTGGCTCGTTGCATGCCGGCAGTGCGTGACGCATGGTCTCGATCGCCAGTCCGGTGTTCTCGTGAATGCAGGTCAGGGCGGCGGCCATGGCGATGCCGGGCTTGACGCCGGGCACCCTGGCAACCGCCTCGCCGATCAGCAGGATGGAGGTGACACGATCCTGGGTCGGAGCCGGCAATGCAGCCACCGTGTTGGGCATGGCGTAACCGCCGGTCTTGCGGATCGAAGGCAGAACGTCCTCGAACACCCAACGCTCAAACCGCTCGGCAGTAGGGAGTTTGCTGTTCACGACCAGCCGGAACAGGTCGGGTTCGGAAATGATGCGGGTTGCCTGCTGGCGCCCCAGGCTGTCGACGATGGGGTGGCGTTTCACCACCCCACGGCAGTGCTGCTTCAGTGCATTAACCGTATCAGCGTAGCCGAGTACGACGGCCACATCTTTGCCGACAAACCATACCTCACCGCTGTCAGCGACTACTGTGCGAACGGCATGGTCGTCGAACTTGAAGGGAATGATCGCGCTCATGGTCACTCCCCCGAGTCGATGGAAAGGGTGAAAGATGGCTTGCCGGCATCCACGGTGCGGGCAGCGGCGAACTGCTGTTGCAGTGCCGGAGGCCAGTTCGTGTAGCGGGACTCAGAGACGGACAACTTGATGTCGAGGTAGCCCTCGACCTTCTCGCCCGAAGTCACGATGCGCTCCGCGATCTCACCCAACTGCTTCTGGTTCCAGCTGACTTTTTTCGGCAACTCGAACTTGATGCGCAGCGGGCCATCACTGATGTGAGCAGTGCCGAAGTCGCGGCCCGATTCACGCAAGGCCGCGCGGGCTTGCTCGCCGTAGCACTGATCCAGCGCCGCATCGAACTTGGTCCGGGCCTTCTTGAGCCAGTCGATGGCGGCATCGAGGTTCTTGTCGATCTCGTGCTTCTGCGCGGCCGGCAGCGCGGCCAGTTGGCTGACGGACATCTCGGCGATGTCGGCGGGGAAGATGGTCAGATCGTTCATGGCCATCCCCTCACTGGTACGCCCGAACCGAAGTCGAACAACGCGAGACGCGTCGTTCGAAGGCTTCGATGTCGGCAATGGCATAGGAAACCCTCGCCCCGAGTTTCATGAATGGGCATCCAAGGGCTTCCTGACGCCAACGACGCAGGGTCTTGACCGAGACTCTCCAGCGCTCTGCGAGCTCGTACTCGTTGAGCGCCAGACGTTTCACGCCGGCCGTGGGGTCCGAGCGGCCAATCCGCCCGGTTGTTGCTGAAGGGTGTTGCGTTTGCATTTCGATGTGCCTCCTGTTCAAAAAGGGCACATCGCAGTTTCCGCACAGATTTATGGGGAGTGTGCGGGGACGTCTATGGGAGATTTATGGGGTTCGCCGCAGGCGGTATTTCCCGTGATCGATCAGATCGAAAACGTCCTCTCGTTCCATATCCTTGCAGTCTTTGAATGCATCGTCGAAGGATTGATACGAGGAGTGGGCGGCGATCTTGATCTCCGCCCAGGTCACGATCGGTGAGGGATAGCCGTCCGTACCCCAGGACGCCTTGACGATCCTTGCCCGCGCGGGTGACAAGCGAACAGTTGTCTCGAAATGGGGGAGCAGAAGATCTTGGCCATCAAGGTATTGCGTCCGCGGATCGGATGCACTCGGAGGCGTCAGGCTGCGTAGTACCCTGACGAAAGCTGCCGAATCAAATTGGCTATTCCCTTCCGGTGGACCGATGAACTCTGAGAACGCCCGCGCCTCATGGACGCCGGGAACCGGAAGGGATGACCGCTCGCGCATCAGAACGATGCCGCGTCGCCCCCAGGCGGGGTCGGCGAGAACCGACGACAGAGCTTCGAGCGAGGCGCTTGCCAAGCGTCTGGCGATCAACACCGGCGCAGGCTCGGTGGTCTTGCCGACACGAAAATCCCCAAGATGCCAGAGGTGGTGAGGAATGCGAGCTTGTGCCTTTACGTCCGCATTTTCCACGCCGATCCACTCAGCGAGATCGTGCAACCAGGCTTCGACGCAAAAGTCATGCAGCGCAATTTCCGCAAGCGGTCGCGTCAGGATGCGCGAATGCCACTGAGGACTGCGATAGCGGTACACCCCGGCATCCTCGTCGATCTCGACGTCTACCTCGATCTCGCCGTCCAGAAAGGAAATCATCTGGCGCGTGAGGTACGCATGTGCCGGGCGTAGCCAGCGACGCTGCACGAAATCACCTGCGCACCTCCCCATCCGGAAGGCGCAGACAGGTTTCGTCAGGTCGCTGGCTTGCTCCAGTGCTGCCAGAAATGCGAGGTACGCGGCACCCGTACTCGACATCAGAACTTGACAACCATGCCGAGTTTTTCCAATTGGGCCATGACCAGCTTGCGATCATCCTCGGTCTTGCTGCGGTCATTGAAGCCGTTGGGCGTGGTGACCTGGACGGCCACCTTGTGTGCCTTGCGATGCCGCTGCTTAGCCATGCGCATCACCAGTTTGATCTGCGCCGGCACATAGACGGACAGATCGGGGTTTCGATAATCCTGGCGAGCCACCTCGTAAATGTTCCGGTCATCGCGACGGTCGGGCTGAATGGTCATCATGCTTTTCAATTCCTGGACGATCTCACGATCCCCCGCCTCGTCGTGGGTTTTGCGAAGCGAAGGGCAGGCCACCTTGAGGTGCTGAATGTCGATACGCTCGATGCCCTCGATCCGCTCGCTGACGAGCTTGGCAAG